AATAATATAAACATATCCTTCTGTGGTTTTTTCGTATCCTGCTAAAGCTGAAAAAGCAGCACCTTCAAAAGTTTTATATCTTCCTGCTTTGTGTAAAGGATGTTTTTTTGTTACATATTTACCATTAACATACATTCTATTTGGGTTGTTTTTATTACTTCTTTCTCTTTTACAATCAGAGCAATCACTCCTAAAGGTTTGTGTATCTGTTCTCCAAAAAAAATATTCTTTTGTTTTAGGTTTGATTTCTTTACAAGTCCTGCATTCTTTAATGTGTTTCATTCCAATTATCTCCTATTTTGTATTCGGCATCTAATGGACACCGAAGGTTGTAATATTCACCTGCTTCTTTAATTGCTTCTATACCTAGCTTACCAAAGTATTCAGCATGAGCCTCATGTACTTCTACTTGCCATTCATCGTGTATATTTGCAACAAATTTAAAATCTAAGTTTCTTTTGTTAGCTTTATCATTTAGTATAACTAATGCTTTCTTCATAACAATAGCACCACCACCTTGAAGTAGGCTATTCAAAGAAGCATGGATGTGCCTTATAAAAATACGTCTTCCGTCAAGTCCTTTGATGTAACTTCTCGTTGCTGCTTTTGTAACATTATCTCGAAGTCTTTTAAGTGCAGGCTGATTAGCAAAGAAATGTTTTCTAATTCTCTTACCATCACTTTCGCTTCCACCAACCACTTCTCCGAGTCTTTTATTAGCTGCTCCGTAGATGAGTGCATATATGAATGTCTTCGCCTGATCTCTTGATTGAAGTCCTGCAATTTTTTGATTATAGGTGTGTATGTCTCCATTAATGATCTCATTTGTAAATTCCTCGTCTTTCATGTAGTGAGCAAGCATTCTTAATTCAAGGCTACTCGCATCAATACCTATTAATTTATATCCCTTTGGTACGATCCAACAGGATCTACATTCCACACCATAAGGACTCTTAACTGATGGAACTTGTGCCATGTTAGGCGCTCTATGTGCCATACGACCTGTAATCGTACCGTTAGGTATAACAAAACCATGCACTCGACCATCATCTTCTACAGCTTCTGTCCAGGAAGCTATGTGTGCTATTCTTTTTTGAAGCAGTAAATACTCAGCGATTAGTTGTGCTTCTGGTATGTTCTTTATTCTGCTTAAAATCTTTTCGTCTACTCTTGGTTGTCCTGTAGGAGTAAACTTCTTAGGCTTCCAACCAAAAGTTTTAAGATATTCACCTATTTGTTTACGAGAACCAAGATTAAATTCTTGAAGTTTTCTTCTCATAAAAGGTACATAAATTTGATGTGAG